CAGACCATCTACAACTACCGCGACCGCTACCCCGCCGTGCGCGCCGAGATGGAGCAGCAGGACGGCGAGGTAGACGATGCCGCCGAGATGAAGCTGTATCAGGCGATAATCGCGGGCGAACCGTGGGCGGTGCAATTCCGGCTGCGCACGAAGGGCAAGGGGCGGGGGTATGTGGAGCGTGTGCAGCAGGAGGTTAGCGGGCCGGACGGCGGGCCCATCCAGACCGAACACGTCGAGAAACACGACTTGTCCAAGCTGACCAGTGAACAGCTGCGCGAACTGCGGGGGCTGCTGGCGAAGGCGGCGACCGATGGTACTGCCGACGCTAGATGACGTAGACGTTGAGCTTGCGCGCCGGCACCTGCTCGACTTCACTACCTACACCTACCCGGCGTACGAAGTCAACTGGCACCACCAGTTGATTTGTTCTTTGCTAGATGATTTCGCCACCAAGTCTGACCAGCGCCTGATGGTCTTTGCCCAGCCACGTTCGGGCAAATCGGAGCTGGTTTCCCGCCGGCTGCCGGCCTACATTCTGGGCCGTGACCCCGATGCCTGGATTATCGCCGCCAGTTACGGCGCCGAACTGGCGCGCAGCATGAACCGCGACGTGCAGCGCATCATGGATGGCGACGAATATCGCCGCCTGTTCCCGGCTACACAGCTATGGGGTAAAAACGTGCGCAGCATGGCCGACGGCTCGTATCTGCGCAACTCCGATATGTTCGAGGTTGTCGGCCGGCGCGGCTTCTACCTTGGGGTAGGAGTCGGCGGCTCGCTGACCGGGCGCGGCGCAAAGTACATGATTCTGGATGACCCGGTAAAGAACCGCAAAGAGGCCAACTCGCCCACCTACCGGCAGGCTGTGTGGGAGTGGTACACATCAACCTTCTACACCCGCCTTGCCCCCGGCGGCAATATACTATTGATCGTCACCCGCTGGCATGAGGATGACCTTGCCGGCCGTCTCATCGCCGCTGCGAAAGCTGACCCCAAAGCCGACCAGTGGACGGTACTGAACTTACCAGCCGTAGCCGAGGATCCGGTCGCACCGTACGACCCTCGCCAGCCCGGCGAGGTGCTTTGGCCTACACGCTGGGATGCTGCCGAAATGGCACGCAAGCGGGCGGTCGTGGGGGAACGTGACTGGGCAAGCCTCTACCAACAGCGGCCCTCGCCGGACGAAGGCGAGATCTTCAAGCGGCACCACTGGCGCTACTGGCAGCCACGGGGGGCAAACCTCCCGCCTGTCACGATCACCATGGCGGATAGCAGCGTCATCGAAGTGGAGGCGGTCGAGCTGCCGGCTAGGTTCGACGAGCTGCTGCAATCGTGGGACTGCACGTTCAAGGACACGGCAGCCAGCGACTTCGTGGCCGGGCAGGTCTTGGGCAGGCTTGGCGCTGACAAGTTCTTGCTGGATTACATCTGCGAGCGGCTGGGCATCGTCGCCACCATGGACGCCATCCGGTCATGGCGGATCAAGTGGCCCAAAGCCATCGCCGTTCTTATCGAGGACAAGGCGAACGGGCCGGCGGTCATCCAGATGCTGCACAAGGAGATTGCCGGACTGATTGCCGTCGAACCCCAGGGCGGCAAGGTATCGAGGGCCTACGCCGCAGCGCCCGAGGTGGAATCAGGCAACGTGTATCTCCCGCACCCGCTCATTGCGCCCTGGGTGGGACGGTTCATAGGCAGCGCGGCGGCCTTTCCCAACGCCGCCCACGATGACGACGTGGACGCATTTACGCAGGCAATCATTCGCTGGCAGGAGGCGGGACAGGTGGCCATAGCGCCGGCGCAGGTAACGAGTCAGGCGACGATACAGGAGATGTTTGGATGATACTCAGACCACCCAGGCTGGAAACAGAAGACGCGGAAGTGGCGGCAGCGATTGTCTCAGCAATTCGCACAGCCAAGGCGCACAAGCCCAGCAACCGCACTGAGCTGGACCGTGTTTACGCAGTGACCATAACTGAACTCGAAAAGGCGTATGCCTACTTCGCGACCTTCGCCCCGCCCTGCACGGAAGTAGCCACATTGCCGGAGGCGCCACATGCCGACCATCCTTGACCGCTTCACTGCCCTTTGGGGGCGCCGCAACACTGCGCTGCCCGTAGTCACGGCGCCGGAGGTCAAGCCGACCCCAACGGCGAGCGTAAACTTTACCGCCCAGCGCGACCGGCGCAGCAGGGTCACCGACAGCCGCGACATGGTGACGGAAGATCCCCGCCCCAAGCAGGCGCTGGCGACCCTGGCACGCGATGCAACGAAAGGCAGCTTCACGCTGCAGATCTCTGGCCCGCGCGCCGACCAGGCGCAGGCGGCAGCTGATGCGCTGTTTGCTCGCGTCAAGCTGCCTACCCGCATCGACGATTGGGCCCGGCTGACCTTCCGTGATGGCGACACGTTCCTTGAGCTAGGTGTGGCCGCCAACGGGGAGGTGGTCGAAATCACCCGCAAGCCGACGCTTGAGATGTTCCGTTGGTCTGACGACTTCGACCGCTTCTACGACCCGGCCGCCGCCTTCTACTGGACGGACCGGCCCACGTTCAATGATGTCCCGCCGGGTGATGCCACCTTCTTCCCTGAGTGGCAGATCATCCATGCCAGGTGGGACCGTGACGAAGGCTCCCGCTATGGCACGCCTATGTTCGCCAGCGCCCGCAAAGCCTACAAGCGCATGTCACAGGGCGAACTCGACATCGCCATCCGGCGCAAGACCCGCAGCGGCCTGCGCTACCTGCACGTCCTGGAGGGCGCCAGCGCCGCCGAAATCGAGGCGTACAAGGCAGCCAACCGGCCGGCTCTGGATGACCAGTTCGGTGCGCTGGCTGACTTCTTTTCGAACCGGCCGGGCGGGTTACAGGTCATCCAGGGCGATGCGCGTCTGAGCGAGATTGACGACGTGAAACACCACGTCCAGACCTTCGCCGTCGCCTCGCCCGTGCCGTTGGAGCTTATCGGCTACGGCACCGACCTGAACCGGGACATCCTGGAGCAGAAGCAGGACCAGTACGAGGATGCCATCGAAAGCGTGCGGGGCTGGCTGGAAGCGGAATTCATCCTCCCCCTGCTCGAACGCCAGTGGCTCATGCTGGGCATCTGGCCGGATGCGCTGAGCGTCGAATTCCAGTGGAAACAGAAGAAGCGCCCCACGCCGGCCGGCTTGAAGGACATGGCCGCTTTCGCCACAGCCATGAAGGCGGCGAAGCTGCTGACCGACTCGACGCTGCTGCACATCCTGGCTACGGCTCTGCCGGACTTCGACGTCGACGCAGAGATTGCGGCCCTCGAGGCACAGGCGACAGAGGATGCTGCCCAGGCGGCAGCGCAGGCGGCAGAGATGCAGCGCCTCGCCATGAACGCCATGCAGGCCGACCAGGCAGACGCCGCCGCTGATGATCAGGCCGCTGCCAACGCCGACCAGGCCGGCCAGACGGGTGCGCAGTAATGGGCACGCTTGTGCCGCTGCCGCCTGGGTCAGCGTCCTACATCTGGACGTACACTGAAACGCGCTCCCAGCCACCTCCCGAGCAGATCCTGGTTCAGCCTGTCCATCTGTGGCCATGGCTGTGCCTGCACTGCCACACTGTTCAGACAGCAGAGCGCACCGATTGCCGCAATTGCGGAGCGCCCAAACCCACGCCTGAGGCACAGCTGTAATGGCGTCAACCGCACCCACCATCACCATCCGCAACGCCGACCGGCTGCAACACGTCGCCGTCTCTCGCCTGCAACTGTACGTTACCGGTCAGGTGCAGGCGCTGCTCTACCCGTTTCAAGCCTGGCTGGCGAAGGAGGTCAGCGGCGGCGCCGACGCCGACGGCATCGCCGATGCGGGCAAGCTGGGGGGCGTGATGCGCTCCGCCGAGACGCGTTGGCGAGCGGTTATGCAGGACTACGTGGCGCTGTTGACCAAAGCCCGGCAGCAGGCAGGCTCGATTGCCTTTGGCCCCTACCGGCTGCGCCACAATCGCTACATCACGGCGCCGATCGAACGGCTGCAGGAGGCATTCACGCCGACCCTGGACGACTGGGGTAAGCTCGCAGAGATGTGGCTGCGCCGGCGCAACTACGCCCTCCAGGTGGCACAGCAACACGTCTACTCCGACGGCCTGAATCTGTCGCAGCGCATCTGGCGGCTGGAGCAGGGCGGCATGCAGACCATCCGCAACACCATCGCCACCGGCATGGCGCAGCGTACGAGCGCCGTCGAACTGGCGCAGCAGTTGGAGGGGCAGCTTAACGCCGGGCAGGACTGGCCCCGCTGGACACGGGCGCGCCTGAGCAAGATGGACGCACGCGAGCGGGCACAAGACGCCAAGGGATTGCTGCGCTCGGCGCGCGACGTGCCCCCGGGCGGGTCAGCCGGCATCAGCTACAACGCGCTGCGCCTGGCACGCAACGAGATCCAGACTGCCAACCATGCGGTGACGTCGGATATTGCGCAGAACTTCCCCGCTATCGTGGGGCGCAAGGTGGTCTTGTCACCGGCGCATCCCGCGTCGGATATATGCGATTCTGTGGCGGCGGGTGGGCCATACGAAAAGACCTATAACGCGCTTCCATTACATGCCCAATGTTTATGTAGATATGAGGAGGTCCTCATGCCGCCCAGCGACTTCGCCAAACAGGCCGGCGCATGGACGCGTGGGGAAAGTGACTTCCTGGATGGCTACGCTAGTTGGCTTGGGCAGCGGTCGTTTTCGCCTATCCCTGAGCCGTTGAGTATTGCCGCAGCACAGGAACTGTTTGAGGCAATGCAGATGTGGCTGGATGGCAATACGGACGCAATGGCGACCGTACTGAAGGTTTGAGAGGCGGGCGGAGACGATGGAAACCTTGCAGGCAAAGACGGATCGGTGGCTGAACTTGGTGGGCAGCGATGGCCACACCAAGGCACGGCTCAACCTGGACACGGGCGAGTTGGTCATCAAGCTGCGCGGCGAGTGCCACAAGTGGCCGCTGCGCGACCTGCTGATTGACAGAGGCGCACAAAGCGAATCACAGGTATTGAACCAACCGTAAACCTGTGGTAAGCTAGAGTCTGAACATAACTCCATGTTGCGCCACGAGCGCCACAGCCGGGACACACGCCGGTCTGTGGCGCTTTTTCTATTTCAGCCCCGACGTGGCGAGGCATCCAGATGGAACTGACAGAACAACAATTTGTAGCGGCGGTGCGGCGCTACTTCGGCCTGAGCGAAGCGTTGCGCAGCGACGCAAGTATGGAAGTGCTTAAGGCCGAACTGGAGCAGGCGCTGAAGGCATGGCCGGGCCATCCGGGTAACGAGAACATTTACGTGATGTGGACGTTCCCTGACCGGTTGATTGCCTATTCCTGGGACATAGAAGCCACCAGGCGCGGCTCGTGGGAAATCCCCTGGCAGGTGGATGGCGCAGGCAACTATGCGTTCGGCACTCCCATCGCAGTCAACGAGATCCATCTCTACGAACCCGTCACCGAGTCTGCCGGCAAACCGGGCAAAGGCCAGCGCTTCACCGAGACAACCGAACAGGCTCTCACCGTCACCGAGGCTACCCAGGCCGGCGGCGGACGCAAGGTCAAGGCCATCGGCATCACCGCCGATGTCATTAATGCCAACGGCCGGCGCTACCCACGGCGGGTCCTGGCAGAGGCGGTGGCCAGGCTCAACGGCCATCTGCATGAGAGCAACGGGCAAGGGCAATTCGTCACGACTGGCGAGGCGGAACATCCGTCGGACAAGGGCCAGCGCGCGAGCATCCTGGAGACGGTAGTCAAGTGGCAGGCGGCATCCCTGGATACACCCGGTCGGGTGCTTCTGGAAGGCGTCATCCTACCCACCGCCAAGGGTCGCGACGTGCAGGTCCTGGTGGAAGCCGGCGTTCCTATCGGCGTGTCGATGCGAGGCTATGGCACATCCCGCACCATCCAGCTAGACGGGGAGAGTGTGCAGGAAGTGACCGAATTAACGATCAAGGGCTTCGACCTGGTAGCGCAACCCTCCGACCCCAACGGGGCCATTGTGGAGGCACAGCAGGAAGAAGCACAGCAAATTCAGGAGACACGAACCGTGACCGAAGAAGAGAAGAAGGCGTTGGAGGAAGCCCAGCGCAAGCTCCAGGCTGAACTGGAGGAGTCGAAGAAGGCTTTAGCCGACCAGGCCAAGCAGTTGGAAGAGGCCCGCAAGGCTGAGACGGAACTCGCCGCTCGCAAGCAGGCGGAGCAGGTCGAAGCGGCCATCACCGAATCGACCAAGGACCTGAAGTACGGCGATGCGCTCAACGCTGCGTTTGTCGAGGCCGTGCGCTCTGCCAAGCCGGCCGACCCGGCGGCGGTCAAGGCGCTTGTCGAGGCGAAGCGTGTCGAGTATGACGCCATTGTCAGCGCCGCCAAGCTGGGCGGCATGGGCAAGGGCGACGTGAAGGTGACCGGCCCGGTATTCGAGCGCGAGACCGGCCAGCCTGAGTTCGCACGGGCGGCCTGGGAATTGACCGAATCGCTCCAGAAGGCCGGCGAGGGCCGCCACATGGACAGCGAGAAGGCGCAGACACCGGCCGGCATCTACACCGCTCGTGTCCTGGAGCGCTTTGACAAGACCAACCAGCAGAAGCTATTGGCTGAGTCGCGCGCCTTCGAGGAAGCCGAGCAGACGTCCGACCTGAACCTGCCGTACTCCGTTGCCCGCATGATTATCGAGCAGGCGTACCCTGAACTCGTGGCGGCCAACGTGTACGACTTCGGCGTGACCGACATGGCGCCCGCCAAGATTTACTACGAATCGTATGCGGGCGAGACTGGCGCAGCGCCGGCGGTGGTAGACGAAGCGGTGTCCGCCTCCACGACCGCCTGGTTCAGCGTCGCCAATAAGCGGCTCCAGCCCGGCACCGTGACGGTCAAGCACACCAGCGGTTCCCCGACCTATGTCGAGGGCACCGACTACCTGGTTGACTACGAAGAGGGCCGGTTCTGGGTGCTGGCGACCATCACCAACGCACAGTCGGTGAAGATCTCCTACACCTACGACGCCTTCCGCAAGGGCGAAATGACGGAAATCGAGCGGGCGAAGAACTCGCTCACGTCGGCGCAACTCGACATCATGGCCGACCGGCTGGCGATGCAAATCAGCAACGAGGCCATCGTGTTCAGCCGCAGCCAGCTCGGCTACGACGCTGTGACCCGCACCCTGGGCAACCTGGCACGGCTTGTGCAGCGCAGCATCGACAAGGGCATTCTGTACAAGGGCCTCGCTGCCAGCCTCAAGCAGGCGTCCAACAGCGGCGGCACCTGGACAAGCGGCAGCGATGCGCTGGACCTCTTCGTCAAGTACCTGGGCATCGCCAAGGTCAAGGTGTACAACCGGTTCTATGTGCCGACGGCCATCATCATGTCGGTGACGAACTCCGACCGCCTGTCGAACTGGGACGGCTTCAAGCTCCAGGGCTTCAGCAATGCACAGATCAACAGTGCCGGCTTTGTCGGTCAGGTCAAGGGCCTGCCAGTGTACGCCTCGCCGGAGTACCCCGACACCTACGCCCAGGTCGTGCACCGCGAGCTGATCGCCCACCGTGTCTACCAGCCCATGATTTTCAAGGGCCCCTTCCCCTCCTACAGCAACGGCAAGCTGGTCGGCAGTGACCAGTACTATGCCGAGGAGTTTAACGGCAGCATGATCACCGTTGAGCAAAAGACGGCGCATATCAAGATCGCCTAAGCGGCTGGACGGCAGAGTAACGAGTCACAACGTGGGGAGGCTATAAACCTCCCCACTTGCAAGAGGGACTGATGACCATCTCGATCGCACAGCTCGCCGACCGGCTACAGCGCACCGTGCCCGCCCGCAACGGCGTGCCCGGCGACTACGAACGCCTCGCCGTGGATGCGGTGCACCAGCTTAGCCAGGACGTTCCCGTCATCACGGCTGTGACCATCCAGGTCGTTGCTGGACAGGCGGCCTACGGCCTGCCGGCCGACTTCCTGTACGAGATAGAGCTAACGGGCCTGCCCGCCCAAGGCGGCGTCATCGTGAGCGATGGCGGCTTGATTCCGGTCGGCAACGGCTGGGAGGAAACACACTACATCGAAGGCGATTCATTGCGCTTCGACCCGGTGCCCACCTACTCGACGACACGCACGCTGCGCTATGCGGCCCAGCACGTCGCCACCAACGGCGTCTACCCACGGCTCAGCGAGAACGGCGCCCGTGTGGCGATGCTGTACGGGCAGTATCTGGCGTTGATGGAACAGGCAAACGCAACGGCCGGCGATGGTTGGTCCTACAAGATCGGCGACGAATCGGTCGACAAGCGCGGCCAGGGCGCTGCCATCCAGGCGCAGGCGGGTACGGCGCTGACGAACTATCAGAACGCTCTGCGCCCTCTGCAAGGCTACGGCCGGCAGTATCGGCAGAACGCCTACGCTGTGGGGGTGGAGGTCTAGGTGCTGACCAGCGAAGACCGCGCCCACATGACGGCCGACCTGCAAGCTATCCGTGACGATCGCCCGGTAAGCATCGCCATTCGTCGCAACGGCGCGACGCTGGCAGCGCAGACCGTGCGCATCGCCCGCGGCGGCAATATCCAGGCCGGCACGACGGACGCCGACGGCTTGCAGGCGGCCGTGGGTGCGGTGATCGTGGTGGGTGATGTGGCCCTCGACATCCAGCCGAACGACAAGTTCACGGTAAGCGGGGCGCTCTACGAGGTGATTGCCATCCATCCCAACCGGGAACACGGCACGCAGGCGCAAGCCAGGCAGGTGCACTGATGCCACAGGCAAAGACGGGCATCCGCTGGAACGTACCCCACAGCGAGCTGGCGATGGCTGTGGCACGCTATGGCGACCGGGTGCTGACGGCGGTGGCGGGCATTGCGCAGTACGTCGCCACCCAGATGCAGAACCAGGCCAAGGCGGATGCGCCCTGGACGGACCGCACCGGCAACGCGCGCACCGGCATCTTTGGTACGAGCGAGGCTGACTTCGGGGCGCACGTCGTGACCATCTACTTAAGCCACGGCGCTACCATTGACTACGGGATCTGGCTCGAGTTAGCCAACAGCGGTTCCTACGCCGTCATCATGCGCACGATGGAGAGTCACTACGAGACGCTGATGCAGATGCTGCGGGAGGCGTTCGCATGACCGCATTCGCCACCATCCTCGCTGCACTGGCAGGCGACGCCACACTGGCCGCTATTCTCACCGGCGGGCTGTACGACGGCACGGAGGTCAACGACATCTCCCGCCAGGCGACGCCAGCAGCGTACGACGAGTACAGCGAGCTGAAGCCCTGCGCCATCGTCAAACCTGAGACGCAGGCGCCGGCCGGACCCCACCCCGACGGCTCGCGGCTGTACGTGACGGTCTGGTTCTATCAGCAGAACGGCAGCACCGCCATCGACCTCGCGCGCGTGCGGGCCTACCACCTGTTGCACCGGACCACACTGGCCGGCAGCGGTGGACTGTGGGACGTGCAGCACGTCAACGACCTGCTTGGTATCGAAATGCAGGCGCTAGGCGTGCCAGCGATTATGTCGAGATACGTGGCAACGGTGAACAGGGGCTGAAATGGCGGGCTACGGTGACAGACCCTTCGGGCTGCGACAAATCGCACTCTACGACACGGCAGGGGCAAACAAAGTGCTCTTGCCGGCGGCGCTCATGCTGCACGTCACGCCGCTACTCGAGACGGCACGCTTCGAAGCCGAGGGGCACCTGGTGGGCGCGGCGGGGTTTGTCGCGGGGGCAGAGTGGGAGATGGAAGCGGGCGGCATCTCACTGGAGGCACTCGCCAAGTTGACCGGCGGCACAGCCAGCCTGGTTGGCAGCACGCCCAACCGCACGCTCACGCTTAGCCAGGATGCCGGGGCGCAAATGCCCTACCTGCGCATCGCCGGCCGGGCAGTCAGCGACACCGGCGACGTGATCTGCAGGCTCTATCGTGCCAAGGTCGAGGCGCTGGAGGGCACGTTCCGTGATGGTGAGTTCTGGGTAACCTACATGAAGGGTGTGGCCGTGACCAACGGCTCCATCGTGTATGAGTTCGTTCAGGAAGAGACAGCAGCGGCCTTGTAGCCGCAGGAGAGACACAATATGCCATTGACAAGCAACGTTAAGCCGTTCGGTCTGCGCCAGATCACGCTGGTACCGCTGCCCTCCGGGACGGCAGTCGTACTGCCGGCAGCGCAGACGCTCAGCTTCAAGGAGTCGCTCATTTCGGGTGAGCTGCGCGGCGACGATGCCGTCCAGGCCATTGCCGCCATCACCGACAAGATCGAATGGAGCCTGGAGGCGGGCGGAATTAGCTTCGACGCCATCAAGGTGATGACCGGCCGCGCCATCACGGCCAGCGGCACCACGCCGGCACAGAAGAACGTCATGATTATCGCTGCCGGCGACACCTACCCGTACTTCAAGATTTACGGCAAGGTTGTCAACGACGATGGGTCTGACGTGCATTGCCTAATCTATAAGGCCAAGCTGACCGACGGCCTGGAGGGCGAGTGGAAGGACGGCGAGTTCTTCATCCAGTCCGCCAGCGGTATCGCCATCAGCAACGGCACGAAGATCGCCGAGCTGGTGCACAACGAGACCGCGACCACGGTCCCGGTCAGCTAAGCCAGCAGTTGAGAGAGGCGCAATCCATGAACTTAGCAGAATGGCGCGCACGACAGCAGGAGGGGGAGGCGTTTACCCTCCCCTCTGGCCTGGAAGTGCGGCTCAAGAAAGTGGCGCTGATGGACCTCGCGCAGGCGGGGCAGATCCCGACAACACTGCGGGCGCCGGTGGCGGAGATGCTCAAGCGCCGGCCGGACCAGCCGCTCGCCCTGGTCGACGTGGAAAAGTTCGGGCAGGTGCTCGATATAGTCTGCAAGGCCTGCATCGTCGAGCCCGCCGAACTGAAGCCGGACGAGTTGGGCAGCCACGACAAAACGGTGATCTTCAACTGGGCCAACCAGGCGGCTGGCAAGTTGGAGCCTTTTCGTCGCCAACCGGACGGAAGTGTGGAATCTGCATTCACTGTCGGTGACCTACCACCGGCGACCAAGTGAGGTCATCAGGGTAGACGACCCCTGGGCGGCCTACCAGTTCGATATGGCGGTGGCGCAGTTTGGGGCGTGGGTGGAAGGCAAGCTGAACGAGCGGGACAAGGCAGGCAAGCCGAAACACTCACTGGCAAAGCTGCTAGGCGACGAAGCGGCACAGGTACAGGAGTACGCACCGGTCACCGCCGCAGGGCTGCGCAAAGTGCGGGTGAAAGAGGACGGAACGTGGGACGACGATTAGCGAGTAGCAGCAGCAGGATGCACTTCCGCCTGGTAGGCGGCAAGCACCTTCGCTTGCAGGCTTTGCAGTTTTGCCGAGTCGCGTTGCAGCCGCTGCCGGCGAATGCTATCCAGCTGACCACGCAGGCGCAGGCCCTCTGTGGTTACGAACGCATATTCGTAGCGGTGCCCACAGTGCGGGCAAACGAAGAATTGCAGCTCCCCGTCCGGCGAGTTTTGTGCCTGATTGTGGATGGCAAACAGCTGATGGCATTCGTCGCAGGTGACGGTGGGGGCTTGGACGGGTGTTGGTGTAGTCATACGTCAATATTAGCACAGGTGAGCAGGTGATTCTATGTCAGGCGTAAATCTAGGCTCCGCCTACGGCAAGATCGAGATAGGCACCGACTCCGCCGAACAATCAATCTCATCCCTTGCTGATTCGATGCGCAAGGCCGGCACGGCCATGTCGCTGTGCGTTACCGCTCCCCTGGTGGGCATTGCGGCCACGGCTGTCAGCAGCGCCGCTGACTTCGAGCAGTCGCTCAATATCATGGCGCAGGTGTCAGGCGCCACAGCCGACCAGATGGCGGGCCTCCAGTCGCAGGCCCTGGAGATGGGCGCAGTGACGTCGTTCTCCGCCGGCGAGGCGGCGCAGGCGCAGCTGGAACTGGCGAAAGCGGGCCTGTCTGTAAACGACATCATGGCCGCTACACCCGGCGTGCTCGACATGGCGGCGGCCGGCGGCATGGGCCTGGCAGAGAGCGCAGAGATTGCCGCCAACGCAATGAACGCCTTCAACTTGCCAGCCAGTGAAATGCCAAAAGTTGCGAACATGCTGGCGGCGGCGGCTAACGCGTCGTCAGTGGACATCGGCGACCTGGCAGCGGCGATGAAGATGAGTGGCGCCGTGTTTGCCAGCAACAAACAGCCGATGGACGACATGGTGACTTCACTGGCCATGCTCGGCAATGCGGGCCTAAAGGGATCCGACGCCGGTACCTCGCTCAAGACGATGCTGCTCAGCTTGGCCGCACCGACCGCTAAGGCGAAGGGTGTGCTGGCTGACATGGGCGTTGCCGTCTACGACGCCTCCGGCAACATGCGCAGCTTTGAGACCATCATTGCCGACCTGTCCGTCGCTACGGCCGGCATGACGGATGCGCAGCGCAATGCGGCGCTGTCCACCGTCTTTGGCTCCGACGCCATCCGGGCCGCTACCATCCTGACGCGCGACTACTCTACGTCCTGGGACGGCATCGCCGGCTCACTCAACAACGGTTCTGCAGCATCGGACGTGGCGAATGCCCGCATGAAGGGCGTCGGCGGCGCAATCGAGTATCTCAAAGGGTCGATCGATTCGTTCCTAATCGGGGCGGCGCTGCCCTACATGGCCGCCATCGGCGAGATCATCCGCAGTGGGGCGGACATGCTGACGGCATTTGGCGCCTTGCCACAGCCGGTGATGGATGCGGCCGTGGCGTTTGGCGCCGTGCTGGCAGCAGCGGGGCCGGTCATGCTGGCGATTACTGGCATCACGGCGGCGCTGGGCTTTTTGTTGTCGCCCATCGGCCTGATTGTGGTGGGCGTCGGTGCGCTCGCTGCGGCGTGGGCCACCAACTTTGGCGGCATCCGTGACCTCACAGCGGAGATATCCGCACAGGTCGGCCCGGCGCTGCAAAGCATCATCTACCCGCTCCAAATGATAGGGCTGGCAATGCTGGATGCGGGGGTGAATTCGGGCGAGGCAAGCGAGGCGATTGGCCTACTGCCCGCTGCCCTCCAGCCGGTGGCGACAGGGTTTCAGTCGCTGTACGTCAATGCGATGGCACTGGCCGGCACGCTGGCAGCATTCTTTGCGCCGGCCGTCCAGCGGCTGCAGGAGGCATTCGCAGCGCTGCCCACCGTGCTGGCGCCCATCATGCCTAAGCTCGGCGAGTTGGGAGCGGCGTTTGGCGGCCTGATTACGGCTTTGCAGCCGTTCCTGATGCTGATAGGCGCAGGACTTGCCGTCGCTGCCAGCTTTGGCATCAATGCGCTGGCAGCCGTCTTTGCCAACCTGCCCGGCCTGGTGGGGCCCATCATCGACCAGGTGACCGCCACCCTCCAGCTGATCTCCTCAGTGCTGACGGCCGTCATTGCTGCCGTGCGGGCCGCCATCGATGGCGACTGGGCAGGTGTGTGGACGGCGGCGCAGAGTGGCGTAGAGGCATTTTCCACCTACTACCGGGGCCTGCTGTCTCGCCTCGGGACGTTCACGGCGACGATTGCCCAGGTCCTCTACGACGCCATCGTCAACACGCTCAAGGACATGGGCATCGACGTTGCGCCTGTCCTGGAGGGTATCCGCAAGACCTTCGAAGACATCTGGGCTAAGGTGCAGGGCTACATCCAGCCGGTCATTGACCTGATTGCGACCATCACGACCAAGATCGGCGAGTTCAAGGATTACCTTGGCGGGCTCGACCTACCCAACCCATTCGCCGGTCTTGCCTCGGCCGGCCAGGCGGTCATGGATGCCATCGGCGGCATCGGCAACGCTGCCAGCGGTGGCGGCGCGGATGGCGACCCCAGTACGCCGCAGGCCATCGGCACCAGCTACTTCCGCGGCGGTACGGCACAACTGTACGAGCGTGGCTATGAGCAGATTGTGCTCCCTGCCGGCAGCCGCATCTACACCAATGGCCAGACGAACAACCTACCCACCGGCGAGGGGAAAACGTACAACATCAATCTGGGCGGCGTGACCGTGCGCAGTGAGGCGGACGCCCGCCGGCTGGGTGACATGCTGCGCGACCAGTTAGTCATGGCGGGGGCGTAATGCTGCTACGAATCACCGACGGCACGACCACACTGACCCTAAGCGGCTCCGGCACCTATATCGGTGCCACCTATTTCCCTGCCAGCCAGTCCAGCGCAGACCGCATCGGCGAGAGCGTGCCGGTCATCCTGGAGGGCACGGACAGCGCCATCCGCACCGCCGTCCAGGACATTCAGCAGCTGCTGCGGGCAGCGGCAAACCGGGACAGGACGCTGACGGCTCGCTACTTTGTCGAGTTCCGGCCGGTGGACAGCGGCGACATTTTCCGTGCTGAGCTTTTCGGTGGCGATGCCAACTACTCGCAAGCGCCGGCAGAGCGCAGCCTCTACAACGCCACCAGCACGGTGCGTGTCAACGTGACTTGGGAGCGGGCGGGACGCTGGGAGGGGCCAGAGGAGGAGCTGTACCTGTCGAGCTCCAGCCAGTCCGAGCGCACCGGCGGCGTGTCGCTCTCGATCAACGACAACGCCGGCACGCCCAACTGGTGCGGCATCGCCTCCGCGCGCGTCAAGGGCACGCAGCCTGCGCCCATCCGCCTGCGCATCACTAACAGCAGCGGCACCGGGGCGGCGTGGCGCAATTTCTACATCGGCAACAACGCCTACAGCACGCCCGGCAGCGCCGACGTGTGGTTGCTGGGGTCTGAGGCGACAGGCGGCGCAACGGCCAGTTGGGCAGCAGGCACAGGGCATAGTGGGCTGCAATGGCTGATTCCGCTCAATGCGACACTCCTCGGTCAGACGCAGGGGCGCACGTTTCGCGTGATCGGCGCCTTCACCAGCATCTCCGCCACGGCGGCGGTGCGGGCGTCGGTCGGCCCCTACGTCGGCGGCGTCTTCGACTTCGGGCGCGTGGGTCAGGAGCGGCAGAACGTCGGCGGCGTCATCGACCTGGGCGAGTTCCCTCTTCCACCCGGCGGCTACAACGTGGCGAATGCGGCGGCGGCGCTGGCCATCACCGTGCGTTCGGCGTCATCCGGTGGCGGCACACTGGATTTCGTCATGCTGATGCCCACTGACAGCTACCGCAGGCTGCGCCAGAACGCCTACACCATCCCCAACGGCGATTCAATCGAAGACGACGGAATTGAGGGCGGCGCCTACTGGCTGTCCGGCTCCAGCCGCTACCCCACCGTGCGGGCGTCGGGTGCGCCGCTGGCAGTGTTCCCCGAACGCGACCAGCGTATCTACATCATGGCGGACGAAAACGCAGCCTGGAACGCCGGGCGCGCCATCACCGCCCGGGCATGGTACAGGCCGGTGTACGATAATGTCTAGCCTCACCTTTGGTGCCGAGTTTGAGAACCGCACCGGCGCAATTATCACCGCACAGGCGGACCTCGCTTTCCAACCGCTGCGCTGGAAGGCGGCGGCTAGCGGCGGGCCGGTCGAGAGCGAGATCCGGGTCACCGGCACGCGCTCAGGGCTTAAGTCTCTGCGTGACTGGCTGCGCTATCCAGTCGCCATCTACAACCCCAACGGCTCCATCGTCTGGTGGGGATTCGTCTACGAGGTGGCCCTGCAGCTGGACGGCTGGTCAGTCACCGCCACGCTCGACAAGCTGCGCAACCGGGTCGCCGTGACCTACTCTTCGCTGGAAGGCGCCATCGAATCGGCGCAGACCACCGCCTGGACAGACGACACAGCCAGCCAGGGCGAATACGGCATCCGTGAGCACTTCGAATCGCTGGGACAGGCGACCACCGCCATGGCGACCGCCTACCGTGACCGCCTGCTCGCCGAGCGGGCCCGGCCTGTCTACGGCAAGTCGGTGGCATCCGGCGGCGACTCGGGGGCTGCGCTTAGGTGCCGCGGCTGGTACACAACCCTCGCCTGGCGCTACTACCAACGCACCGACGGCCGGCTGGAGCACATGCCGGACGATACAGAAGTGCAGCCCATCGGATGGGGCATCACCTCGTCCAACCAGATTGGCTTCGGCTCTGCCGGCATCCACGATGTGGCCGGCCGGCTGGGCAGCCTGAAGGCGGGCATGAAGGTCACTGTCACGGGCAGCTCAGCCAACAACAAGACGTTTACGCTGAGCGACGGCACAAGCGAGGACGTGGAGACCTACGGCCCTGTCACTTCCATTCGCTTTGAGCCGTCCGACGACATCATCGACAGCGCCAGCGGCATGAACGTCGTCAAGGAGTCGCACTGGCTGCGCGTGCAGGGATCGACCGCCAACAGCCGCTGGCACTGGGTAGGCAATGCCGGCGCCGACCACGTGCGCACCTCGTCCGCTGTCAGTGGCACCATCACCAACGAGGCGGCGGGCCAGAGCATCACGCTCACCCAGGCGCAGCGCATCGACACCTACGATTCTGCCACCTACGAAGCCCCCGGCACGGCGGCGGCGGTCAACGTCGTGCTGCAGGGCTATCACGTCGCCCAACGCATCACGCTCGGCACACAGATGAAGATCGACCGGGTGATGGTCGAGGCGGCCAAGGTTGGCAGTCCGGCGGACAATTTCGAGGTACGCATCTACGCCGACAACGCCGGCGCACTCAACACCGGGGCGCAGCTGAGCGCGGGCACGCTCTCAGGGTCGCTGCTGACAGAGAATCTGACGGCTGTGTGGGTGCCCATCACCCTCGTAACCTTGGCGGCCGGCAGCTATTGGATTGTCGTGCGCCGGTCAGGCGCCAACGACGGGGCGAACCATTACACGGTGGGCATGACCACCACTGCCTACGGCACCTGCCAGATGTACACCGGGTCGGCGTGGGTGACGCACTCGCCTGGCTGGTATCTGCGCTTCCGCCTGTGGGCCGTGGAGGACACCGGCACACTGGCAGAGGTGATGCTGGCAGCGAAGGCGCAGTTGGTTACGCTCTCTGCCGGCTTTGCCAGTGGCGTCTACGGCTATTCGGCGATGGACCAGCAGGCGGCGGTGCTGGACGAACTGGAACGGCTGACGAAGATCGGCGCCACGAGCAACAGCCGGGTCTTGGTCGATATCTCGCCGGACCGGGTGCTGCGCTTGACCACACAGCCGACGGCGCTGCCCGGCCAGACGCTGCGCATGTACACGGCCGGCGGCAAGGTGCGGCTGACCGATGCGGCGGGCTCCCCATGGCCTGATGGCCTGCTGCCTGTGGGGCTCTGGGTGGAACTGGCCGACATGGACAGCGACCTGGCAGGTGAAGGCGGTATGTCGCCGGCCTTTGTCGAGGCGGCAGAGTATGACGCCGAATCCGGCGACTGGCGTATCGAGTTCGAAGGCGAGCGGTCGCTGGCCGATATCTTGAAAGTGCAGGCGGGTTGACGATGCAGAGACAGACACAACTAGCCAACGATATCTGGCCGCTGCTGCTGCCGCGCATCCAGGCAATGATTGCCTCTTCAGCCAGCGGCAGCGGAGGCAGTACAGGCGGCGGGGCGGTCAGCCTGGCAGCGCATGACCTGGGCGGCTCGCTCCATAAGGGCGTTCTGCGCAATGACCAGGCGCCGCAGTTTTTGCTGACCGACGGCACACGCTCGCTGGCCGGCAGCCTGGCAGTGGATGCGGGGGTGACGATCGACGGGGTTGACATCTCTGCCCACGCCGCGGACGTCAATGCCCACCACGCCAAGCTGCACGCCATCACCGATGCGGCGAACCACAGTGTCACCGGCTCACAGTATCAGATCGTGGGGCTGACGGCCGTCAACACGCTGGGCCTGCTCACGCCGTCGGCCACGCCGGCCGCCAACGCCGTCGTCAAGACAGACGGGGCATCAGGGGTGACACTCGTGGACCTGACTGTGACGTCGGACCTGTTTATGTCCGGCTATCTCGACTTTGGCACCGACGTCATGTACGAGGATGCCAGTTACTTACAGGTGACAGGCTCCAAGGCGGTGAGGTTCGGGCAGAATATCGGGAATGCCAACTGGAC